CCTCCGCGGTACGCTACTCTAGCTCACCTAAGATAATCGAACGGATCTTAGCAAGACCGTCGCAAATTTCATCTTCAGTAAGGTGCTGCTGTACCCAGGATCGAATATCCTGGTCAGAGAGCTCGCGTTGCTCAAGTACACGAATTTCTTCCGGTAAGTACATCATTCCAACACGCTTTAGAATTAAATTCTCGAGCTCAAGCAATGTGTCACGCACCCGGAGTTTCTTAAGGGTCCGAATCGTCATAAGGTACATCCTTTTCTTTGATAATTTAAGAGCAGACTCTGACTCAGTTCCAATGGACCGCAATTGCTTACGTAAAGCGCCCCTCTGGGAGAGTTCCAAATCATGGTCACTTTCAGTGACAAGCTCTATTGCACCGTGTGAAACCCGAGACATAGTCGGCCTTCCAAGATGAGGAGTATGATACAGTACATCAGGTAACCTGAGACTGGTACGCGACTCGACCACTTGACATGCCGCTTCCGACAGATATGGGTTCCGCAGGTAGGCTTCCTTAGCCAAAACAAGTAACCTGTAAGCGTCCTTGTGGTTCAAACGTCCCCGACGGTTAAGTTTAGCCGTAGGTATGAAGACGGGTCTACAAGCTCTGAGTCTGCCGCGCCACTCAACATAGTGGGCCTCACATGACTCCTTGAAATGCGAATCCGGTGGATAACTCTTCTCGTGGGAAACTCTAAAGCCAATTTGTTCTAATCGACGAATGGTTTCATAGTACCACTTGGTTTGGATATCGTCACCATAAATCCGGACGAACTCATGACCACCTCCCATCTCATCACAAACACTCAACGCAATGGCATGAAGTGCCAAGGACAATAGCGGAAAGGTTATAGCTTCACCCATCACTGGGGCAGCGCACAGGATAGAACCTGTAGGTAACTCGAGTACCTTTGTGCGTAACTCAAATGCCGCGTCGAACCAAGGGACACCATTTCCAAGATAATAAAGGAAATACCAGTACAAGAGGTCTGACGCAGTAGACAAGTCTATTGTGCCAACATTGACCCAGTTCTCCCTTAAGTTCTCTTTCATTGCGTCCTGGTCGTTCAGCGGCTGGTTAGCGTCAAGGCAATCGCGATAGTAAACGCGTTGCAGTGATATCTGACATGCCATCCTAAACGCATCCATGACACCAACACCACGGAGTGCCTTGTTAGATTTGGGTTGAGCAGAACATTTCATTCTGTCACCTGACTTACGAAGGCGGTACCCTTTTGTAAGGTACACTCTACCGCTCGCAATCGAACGCCTTTTCTTAAAGGGCTGTCGATTGAGTTGGTTCCGAACGAATCGCACCACAGGTTGTGATGCGGGACCATAAGATTGAAATTTGTCGACAAACCAGTCTGTTGACAAGCACGCTTCATAGCGGTCTAAATTCTTGCCGGGACCAGTTCCGAACTCAAGTCGGCTCAAGTCTGCCTTGGATAAGGTTGACCTAAAGCGGAGCTTGGTTTTCTGTAAGAAATCAGACAAATCAGGTGATTCTTTCAGCCGCTCAGCCAATCGCTGGGCACTCTGCTGGGCATCACCAAACCTCTCTTCAAGACCTGACCACAGCTTGGCCTCCAACGTGGGGCGTCGGTGAGCAGCAGGATCGGTTCTCTTCAGAGAATCCGCAAACATAAGTAGAGCAGCACAAGTAGTCAAGCAGGGTTCATCCCTCAAACTACCATCGTCAGTAAATACCTTGCGTAAGGCACCCCCGAGAAATCGGGGCAGAACTGAAGCATGGAAGCGCTCGAACACTCTATTCGTGTGTTCACTTAAGCGGAAATATTTACGTGACAAGGCAAGACGAATGTCTCCAGCCAGTGACGTTAAGTCATGGATAAAGCCATCACCTTTTGCCTCAAGTGACCGTTGCGCACGGCTAACATCTTTCTCCGTTAAAAGAGAATCTAGGTGAAGCTCGGTAGCGTACCGGTTAAAAGTTAAATGCTCAACTTTCATCCTCTGCCACCATATAGTTGGTCTATTGGGTTCGGCAACACCGGGGAATAGAACATATAGTGTCTCCCATAATTCGATACTAGTCCTTGATTAGTTGGTGTGGGGGAGGAGACAAGTCTCCTCCGATGCGCCTGACTAATGAAGTATTCTGTAAAGCGTTAATGGGGTATCTACATGAAACTAACTCCTGTGTCCG